TGGGTCATCAAAAAATACCGCAGCTTTTCCGAAAACTGTCTGCCATATAAAGGTTGTCCCAGCTACAGGTCTAAATAGACCTTCACGTTGTCACGGAAGACAAACACTCCTTCACGCTACCTAATTATCAAAAGGTGCGTAAAATGCCACAGTTCAACACAATACAAGAATTCTCATACTTTGATAAAGACGAAACCTTACCGATTATAACTACCACCACCACTGGAAGTTTGCTCATATCAACGTGGGATGGTGCTCAGTATGTCCCAACTGACACAATCACAACAACCGGTGCCAAAGAATTATTCGTAAAAGGCCAAGGCCTTAAATTTGAACCTACCGGTGATATGGTTTATTCCATTAAGGCTGGTGTGTAATGGGACTAATTAGAGAAGGTGCTGACGAAATAATAGGTCAATTAGTCGGAGATTTAACCGACACAAAAATACCTAAATTTGATTCGGCCGGAAATAAGCTTGTTGATTCTGCGATTACAGAAAATGCCAATGAAGTTAAAATTAGTAAAAAACTTAATATACCCGCCGGATCTGCTAGCCTTGGTGAAGCACTAGAGATATCAGAGGGTACAGCGAATTTAGTTATAGTAGACTTATTAAAGAATAAAATGGCTTTTTCTGTAAACTCCGATTTCAGTGTTACAACGGGATCATCTAAGCCAAGCGCTTTTGATTTCGGAGATAAATTTATATTAAATATTAGTCTCGATGAGACACAGACGCTAACTGATAACCCTTTAATATTTCAATTAACTGGCACTGTAGTTGCTCCAGAGGTCAGGGTGATTGCCGCAATCACCCTTCGTACTGGCGGTGCGATGACTAACTTCAGAGCAAAAATAACAGACAATGCAACGGGGACGATACTTAGGCATATACCTAGTGAATCCGCTTTCGATGGTGATGTACCCGGCCTTGATTTGGTTTTAGGGGATAATACGTTTTTCTTGGTCAGCAACGCAGCTGACACTCCAGGTAATTTTAATCTTGGATTCACTCCATTTATAATTGAACCAGGGCAGCTTATTGATTTTGAAATAGTGGCTGATAGCGTCAACATTAAAGGTGATGTGTCTGGTGTTCCTAGATTAATTGCTGATGCGCACGACGGACCACTTACCGACCTTGCAAAAGCGAGTGAAGTGATAGCAGCTCAAAATACCGCTGATTTAAGTGGCTCCCCATTAACAGCCATTGATGATCAGATTTTCCCTACTAATTTAGCTGATGTTGTAACTGATGGCACATTTTGTGTGCGTAACACTCCCGCAGATGTTGCCGCTTTTGGTTTAGCTGATCATGTCGATGGGGATGTGCTCAAAAAAGTTGGGGCAATTTGGAAGCGTCTAATTAGACCTGTAGCTGGGACAACCTTTATATGGCAGACAGTTTTCGGAAAAGCTGCGGTATTTTTTGATGACCCAGTGGCTGGAGGCTTACCAGTATTTGTAAATACACTTGTTACAGGAGAGGCCTTTTCTCTTGCATATATCGGTACAAATTTACCAGGACAGACTAGTTTTGATGGAACCTTACTTATTGGTAATAATGCTGGTGGATTAACTACAGCTGATTTTGGAAATGCTACTGTTCTTATTGTGGGAGGTAGTATTCCTCTTTGGATACGCGACACTGTTAATCCAGAAAGATCAGGTGTTTATAATTTAATTGTCAATAATGCTGGGACAGGTGATTACACTTTACGTAGAGATTATAATTTTAGAAGCAGCGATTCGTTTACAGATGGTCAAACGTTTTTTGTTGGGGGTGGTACTGGCGGTGATGAAGCTAACAAGAACTATTTAATATCTTTAACGCAGCAATTCGCCATTAATACCACTTCGCTAGCGATTGTTGAGGGAACTATTGCTAATAGTTCCCAAGTACCCACCGTTGAAATTCAAGAATTCGCATCAGACATAATCAGGTTTTTTGGTGAGTTCGGATTACCAACAACTACACCAAATAGTATTTGGACATTAATTAACGGTGCAGAGGTCACTCTTGTTCAGGACAATTTCCTTGGAAATAGTCAACAGGTTGTAAATGTTAAGGATACCAACGCAGGGATAGGCACATCTATAGAGAATTCAATATCTCCACAGCAATGGCAAGACGCCTTTGATTTTGGCGCAGAATTCGGGGGAATAATTAAGGCTATTTCGCCCGCTGGATCTAACAATTATTTTTTCATAGGAGCTGGCGTTTCGGGTGCTAACAACCCCACAGCATCTAGCGCTGATCAACGATTTGGCGCATTTTTCAAGAAAGACCCTTCAACAAATTTCATTGTAGTTGATGATCTGCAAGGACCAACGAATGTAGTGCTTGACGGAACTGGCGGTCTACCTTTAGTGGAGTCTGGCGATTACTTCGAAGCGTTTGTAGCCGCGGATGTTAATTTCACAGATCCTAGATGGATTGTAAATGGAATTGATGTTGGAGCAGCAACTTTTGGGAATAATAGTAACAGCAATAATGTTATTCATATTCAATCTGGAAGCTCCTCAGGCGTCGGTAACGATTTCAACGTCGTTAACTTTGGTATAACTATACTGAAAGAGTCGACTACTAAAACATTTTCTGCTGCAGCAATGGCCGCGGATATTATTGATGTTATTACACCATTAATAGTAAGGGATTTTGAAAATATTCTCCCTGATGGTTTTCCAAGACCAGTTAATGCAAAAATAAATGGAACTTTAAATAATGTTGGCGGCAAATATAAAATAAGAACTGAAAATTTATCTTCTCCTCAATCGTTGTTTAATGAACTTAGAGAATTAGAAAAAGATGTAACTAAGACCGGTGATAAGATTAGCCTGTCAAATGTTCTCGATAACAACAACGTGTATTTTGGTGAGTTTGAACAATTCATAACATACGAGCATTCAGGTTTAATTTCTAGTGGTGTCGGAACCGGACCAAGAGGAATGTCAATCATAGATGCGACAACGTTTAGGATTGAGACCATTAAAGCGGTGATAGTAGATAGATCGTTAAATACTTTCTCCCCCAAGCAGACTTTTATTGATTTGCCACAGACAGATCACGTAATAACCGGTGGCGGCGATCAGATAGTGAATACCTATATCAACGCGCAGGGCGTGTTTGAATTCAGAGCAGCCGAGCCAACATCATTCTCGGTGACAGGGGAAATATTTATTGGCAAAGCGGTCATGGATGCCGGGGTTATTACTGTTGCGGTATTCACTCCTAACGTTGCTTATACGGGGTCTGTTGATGGGCAAGCAGAATTAATTAATGTTGGAGGCCATAAGACAAAAGGATCTATTATGTCCGCTGGTGGTGCTAATTTAACTCTTAGCGTAACAGCTGGTAATCACCATCAAATAGGTAGAGGATTTTTAGTAGATGTTAACTCGCCAAACTTATGTGAAACAGAGGCGAGGGCTGTAATTGCCTTTACTGGTACGACGGGCAACCTATTCCTTGTTCATGCTGATGCTGGCGGTAATTTTATTATTGACTCGTTTATATCTAGCTCGGCCAACCCTGACATTGATCCTGTTCAATTCAACAGTGGCGGAACGTTAGCAGCTGTGCCGGTCAACGATGTTACAGCAATGCGCGTCTACCAGGCATGCGGAACCAATGACATTATCGTTTACTATGGTGATGTGGCTTATGCAAATATGGCAGCGGCCGAGGCAGGTTTTGAAGGTGAAGATCCTGAGATTCTAACCACCAGGGACATATCATACATTTGCACAATACTTGTCAAAGAAACCGTCACGGATTTAACCGCCGGCGTTATTGCTGGTGATGTTATATTCAAAAACAGGTCTGGTGATAGGGAGTTGTAACAAAACCGACCAAGCAAAAGCCGCTTAATTGCGGCTTTTTATTTACTTAATTAATAATGCTATACTAGCCGAAAGACAATAAAAGGCTATGAAATGGCATTAATAATCGAAGACGGAACAGGCGTTGCTAATGCTAATTCTTTCGTTACTGATCTTGAATACACAACATATACCACGTCAAGAGGGCTAACCGTTGGCGCTGATGCAATCATCAGGGAGAAAGAATTAATACTGGCCAGTGACTTTCTGGAGTCACTGCGAGCATCTTACCAGGGCTTTAAGACCGACAATACAAACTCTTTACAGTGGCCAAGGCGCGGTGTGTTTATCGATGGTTTCGCAATCCTTGATGATTTTATTCCGCAAGAGCTTAAAAATGCTCAAATTGAAGCCGCGGCATTCGCAAATTCTAAAGAACTAATCAGCAATAAAGCTTCGCAAAATATTCAAAGCGAAAGTGTAATACCTGGACTTGATAGAACGTATTTCTCTGGCGGAAAAACTGGTTCGGGCGCCTTAGACAGAATTAACGTCTGGCTGCGCCCATTACTAAAGCTTAACTCTAATGGCCGAATTTTAACGAGGGTTTAACATGAGTTTAGATCTTAGTGAACTGGCAACGGAACTATTAACCGAGCTTGCCAGTAAGGATTACGTAAAAATAACACGCACAACCGGCGGCGTTTTCGATCCGGTAGCTGGTGAGACCACGGGTGCAACAACTGATATTTTGGATGTCGTTGGCGCCGTTGTTAAAATTGATAATAGTCTCATTGATGACGAGCGCATAAAGGCAACCGATAAAATGATATTGCTCGACAATGGCATTACGCCATTAATGACCGATCTAATAACCTTCTCAGGAATTGATCATATTGTCGTTCAAATATTTGAAGTTAATCATGCTGGTATAATTCAACTATTTAAGGTTGTGTGCCGTGGCTAAAACAATAAAACTTAATCAGTTGGGCGCCGAATTAAGGAAGGCACTGGATAAGCATAGGGATTTAACCGAAGCTAAATTAAATACAGCGTTAAGGGTAACCGCTATAAAGATATGGGGTGACATCATAAGAATGACCCCCGTCGATACCGGCAGGGCCAGGGGTAACTGGTTTGTTGGTTTAAATGTTACAGACGAGACTAGCGAATCAAATAAAAACAAAGGCGCCGGTTATATAGCAAAAGAATTGCCGAAAGATTTAGTAAGTCAAAAGGTATTTTTATACAATAATTTGCCCTATATTCAAAAATTAGAATTCGGCGGTTATTCTCAAGGCCCTGGATCAACAGATAAAACAACCTCGGAAGGTTTCTCTAAGCAGGCCCCGCAAGGCATGGTAAGGGTGTCATTATTAAACTGGGGCCCTACCCTACAAAAAGTATTTAAGGCGGTTCAAAATGGCTAAAAGTATTATAGAAATAAAAATAGTTGACTTAGAACAGTTTAAAGAATTATTAGAGGCCCTCAAAGAAAACTTTGAGGACTTACCAGAAAAAGTCAAAGAGAGTTTAAGTAAGTTTTGTGATAATAAGGCTACGTAATGGCATATCACGAAATACACAAGGCGTTAACCCAGTCGGTCATAGACCTAGCTCTTGGGTTGCCGATAGCGCATGAAAATAAAGATTTCGATCCAGAAGTTGATGGCGGAAGTCAATTTATAGATTTAACAACGCTATTCGGTGAGCAAGAGGTTATAAGCAAAGATTCTGTTGATGAATCGCCGGGTATTTATCAAATATCTGTTTACACTAAATCTGGCACTAGCGTTAAATCACCACTAATAACTGTCGATCTAATACTTGACAACTACCGCCACGGCGACACATTCACAAATAGTGGTCAAACTGTGTTTATAACAAGTGCCAGCAGGAACGTTGGAAGAAACGAAAACGGATGGTACATCATAGATTTATCGATAGTGTTCAAATCCGACATTATACGGTAGAATAACAAATATTCTTAACAAGAGGTTTTTATTATGTCTGGTGAAATTAACGGTACTCCGGTCGTTGTTTCCAATGGAAGCGGTGTTATCGTCGGCCAAATGGAAATGACGTTAACATTTAACGGAACTCCAATTGATATATCCAATAAATCGGCCGCTGATTTTGTTTCGTTGCTCGATGGTGAATTGGCTGGGAAACAGCTTCAAATATCAGGGACTATCGTTTATAACGATGATACGCAATATCGAAAAACACGAGCGGACGCCCTGACCGGCACGCAAGATACCTACACGATGACTTATGTTTCGGACGCTACCACAGACGAAGCCTTTAGCGCGTCAATGGTTCCTAATGGGCTGAGTGATGCAATACCGCATGGCGACAAGGTATCTACGACTATTACCTTCTTATCATCTGGAGTTGTCACGCATACAGCGGCCGTAACATGATAGAAATAAAATTATGTTACAAAACGTATTGCGCTAAAATCAGCCTCGCTTCGTGTAAAGCATTTTTTGATGCGACCGGAAAAGATCTCCAATGCGTCTTGTTAATGTATTTGCAGGCGTGTAAGGATTCGGCCGGGATGGATAACCTTATCGATAGGATGGCGTTTTTCCACAAAGTTTGTAATTTTGAAACGGCCAGTTATGCGATATATTGCTTGATTCAAACTGAAAACAAAAGCATACCATTGGCTGAAGTGCAAGATGGAATGTATAGAGTAAGCTGGTTGCCAAGCGAAAGATCGGATGATTTAAGCGAGCCATGGCCGTTAGTTATGGTCGATATCGCAACGCAGGTAAACGAATACTTCTCTACCAACATGCCGGTAAAAAAAAAGGATATAGAGGAGTAATCCATGGCAAGCTAGAGCCGTTCAAGTTTAATTACTGGCAATGGTTCAAAGTTTGCGTTAGCGAGCTTAAAATGCAGCCGTCCGAGGCTTGGGCTTTAGACTTTGTTGAAATATATCACTTATTCGATTTAAATAGCAAAAAAGACATTGACATTAGCTTGATGCTAAACTTCGAAAGAGTTCAAAACGGAGCCAGCAGAGAATGGCTTAACAATAAAATTTCGGAGGTGACTTATCGGTACTGAAACCCTCGTCGTAGAGCTGGACGCCAAAGTAGACAAACTGCTTAAAAAGTTGGATCTAATCGACAAAAATCTAGGAGGCGTTGATTCTAGAGCAAAAAAAGCCGGGAAATCTATTGTTAAATTCGGGAAGGATACTGCTATCGCGGCAGCAGCAGCAGCCGCCGCGATATCGGCACTAGCCATATCAGCAGCCTCGTTCGCAAGAGAAATTCAACTAGCAGCAAATAGAGCGAATACAACAGTCGAAGAAATGCAAGCCCTTGCGTTCGCGTCTAATACCGTTGGCATTTCACTTGAGAAACTCGGCGATATCTCCAAAGACACCAACGAAAAAATAGGCGAATTCCTGACCACCGGCGGCGGCGGTTTTGTTGATTTTATTGATGTTATGAAGATCGGCAAAAATGAAGCGCGAGAATTAGCCCTAGAATTTCAAAACCTTTCAGGCCCGCAAGTCCTGCAAGAGCTGGTAAACCGAATGGAAGACGCTGGAATATCTGGCAATCAAATGAGTTTCGCCCTCGAGGGGCTAGCTAGTGATACGACTGATTTAATACCCTTACTCAGGGATAGCGGAGCCGAATTAAACAAGCTTAAAGGGGAGTTTCAGGATTTAGGAAACACGCTTTCACAAGAGCAAATTGATAAGATAAAACAAGTTGGCGCAGAATTTAGTAAGTTAACTTCCACTTTTAGCGCAGAGGGTCGGACTTTAATAGCTAATTACTCAGATGAAATAATAACCGCAATTGAAACGACAGTTACGCTGGCCAGCAAAACCGTTGAAGGATTTGATCTAATCGCGACAGGTTGGGGTAACTTAATAGAATTGGCGAAAGCTGGCATTGATGACCTTGTTAATGGCACTGACACGTTTGGCGAAACGCTAATTGAAAGAACAAAATTAACTCAAGACGCTCTAAATAAACTATTGGGAGAAAATGACAAAGCCTTAGAAATCACCCTCAAAAAGGGTAATGTTATAAATAAGCAAACTGAGAAATTTGAAAAATTAAGCCAAAGCGAACGGCTTAAAAATCAACAGCAATTTCTCAGGGCTGGCTCAATCCTGGCCAACACATTCTTCGAGG